GGTTACGCGCGGGTCCGTTTCTTTCCTGATCGTGTGGCGGAAACCGCCCATTTCGGCCGAGACTCGCTCGCTGCGGGGCGATCAGGGGCGGCCCGATCTCCCGAGGCCTCCCGGAGGCTCCGACGTCTCAGATCGAGCGAGAGGAGGTCGGAGCCGTGAGCGCGAAGCCGAAGCTCTCCAAGCTGAAGGAGCCGCTCGCGGCGTACTCGAAGCTATACGGCGTCGCGCTCTCGACTGTGAAGCGATGGCGGACGCGCGGCCTCGATCTCGACAATCCCGAGGACGTCGAGGCCTACCGGACGCAGAAGACGCAGGGTCGGAAGACCGGCAAGGAGAAGGCCGAGCAAGAGGGCGAGGAGGACTTCTCCTTCCCGAAGCCGAAGGTCGACAAGAAGGGAAAGGCCGAGGCCGGAGCGGCGGCCGCCCTTGCCCGGCTCGAAGAGATGGAGGTCGCGGCCTACGATCAAATGGCGTGGGCGATGAAGAAGGGGAAGCCTTTCGCGATCAAGGCGGCTCGGGAGAACTGGCTCAAGCTCGGCGACTCGCTCCGACGCTACGACACAATGATCGCCGAGGCTCGCCGGGCGACCGGGGCGACGCTCCCGCGCGTCGAGGTCGAGCGTGTCTTGACGGTCCTCGCTTGGTTCCTCCGGATGGGCGCTCGCCAGATCGCGATCGCGGAGGCGAAGGACTTCGCTGCCGAGGATCGTCCGGGGATCATCGCGCGGAAGCTTGAAGATCTCTTCGGTGAGTCGATGCTCAACGCGACGATCGGCTTGATCGCGACAGGCGAAGGGAAGACCGAGATCCCGGACTGGATCGGCGACGCTCTCCTCTCGGATCTCAAGGAGCTTTACAAGGACGTCGAGGCGCAATGCGCGGCCCGGCTCGACGCCTTCAAGAAATTGGCCGCAGCAACAAAGCGAAAGGAACCAAAGAAATGAGCGACAAGAGCAAGCATCCCCGGCAGGAGTTTGTCGAAGCGATGAATCAGGACGGTAAGATCTCGGAAGCCGAAACGGCATTCAAGACAAAGCCCGAGTCGACGCGGCGCGCGGTCGTCTACGTTTGCGGAGTGAAAGAAGCTTTCGCGGAGCTCCAGCATTGGAGCGAGATCCTCGCTCTCGCCGGTCACATTGTCACGCGGCCGGAGACGCATTCTCCGGCATCCGGTCAAAAGGCGTGGTTGGACCTCGAAGCCGCGAAGGCTCGGCAAGCCGATTGGATCTTCATCGTCGACCGCCCCGGATCTCCGGACCTCTGGGTCGATGCGATCGTCGAGGTCGCCGAGGAAGCCAGCCGGCCGGTCTTCAGTCTGGGGGAGCTTGTCGGAGGGCTTCAAGGGGCAGTCTCCGACGCTCTAAAAATTCCGCTGCGACGGGAAGAACAAGACAATCCGGAGGAGTGATCGCAGTCACTCCTCGACAAGAGAAAGCGAATAGAATGGACGGACGCTGCAATCAGAAAAACGGCTCTTCGACTTGCTCAGTCGCGGCCGGTCATCCCGGAACTCACAAGGAGTTTAAGGACGGGAAGATCGTCGCGGAGTGGCGCGAGGGAGATCCGGCTCCGGCCAAGGCCAAACCCAAGGCCAAGGCTCCGGCGAAGAAGTGAATCAAACTCTCCGCGCGTCTTGCAATGGGCGCGCGGAGAGTCAAATCAGAACGCACAACATGAACACAATCGACAAAACAATTCAGAATCAGATCATCAAGGTCTTCGCGGACGGGAACAAGTTCGGAGGCTACAATCAGGCGACGGCGGTCAAGCCGAGCGGGGCGGCTCCCGGAGCCTCGGGCTTCTTGTCTCATTTCCCCGAGCGCGTCATCGGATCTCTGCGAGGCTTCGGTCGCTTCGGCCAATACACCCGAAGAGGAGTTGAGGACGGTCTCGTCGTCGCGATGGATGGGATCACGAGCGGGAGCACGTTTGAAACGGTCCGGTCGCATGCGATTCTCTCCGGCGAAGATCCGGAGCATCCTCTCGACTTGATCGAGATGATTTTCATCAATGCAACCGACGCGAAGCTCTCGTTCTCGATCGTCGTCCCGGAGTGTGACGTGATCACCGAGCTCCCGGAGGTCTTAACCGACGCCTCGATCCTCCTCGCCATTGTCGCGAAGGAGCTTGATCGCGAGCCGGTCTCGGTCGAGCTCTTCGTCGGGAGCCTGATCGCGCTCGACTCAAACTTCGAGCGAGGCTTCTCGATGCTCCGGCAAAAGCCGGCCTCGACCGGAATCGAAGTCCGACGGAAGGCCGGGATCGACAACTACCGGCCGGAGGACGTTCGGACTCGTTAGGCTATGATCTGCGAGGAGTGCGAATATCTCCGGGGCGAGCGCGCGGGAATGTGGATCGACGAGGGCGCTCACCGGAGGATCGCCGAGAGGGCCGGGGCGGTCGAGCGATGCGCGGAGCATCCGGTCCCCCCGGTCGTCGCGGTCTGGATGATTGACCTCGGGGAGTTTGATCGGATGCCATTCGGGAAGTATAAGGGCAAGCCTATGTTCTCGGTCCCGGTCGGGTATCTCAATTGGATCTGGAATGAGGGAGGACACCTCACTCCGGAGACGAAGGAGGTCCCGCGATACATCTCGATCCGGCTCCGCGCGCTCAAGGAAGAAGACGAAAGCTTGAAGTGGAGATGAAGGGAATCGAACCACTTGAGAGGTTGAGCGTCGCGGAATACGCGGAGAGGAACGTCGTCCTCCCGTCGGCCTACGCTTCCCCCGGAGCCTTCCGGATCGGGACTTCGCGCTATCTCCTCGGGCCGTGGGAAGCCTTGGAAGATCCCGAGGTTCAAGAGGTGACGCTAATGAAGGCAACGCAGACGGGAGGCTCTCTCGTCGCGGATATATGGGCCGGCGCCTACCGGATCAGAAACGCTCCGGCGCCTACCTTCTGGAATATGCAGACCGACGACGACGCTAAGGATCACACGGAGCTCCGGATCAATGAACTCTTGAACAATTGCGATCCGGTCTTCTCGATCCTCCCGGAAGGCCACAAGGGGAAGCTCAAGCGAGTGACTCAGGAGATCGTCGCTCAAGTTTTCTGGATGATCATGCAGGGAGCCAACCTCTCCAACCTTCAGTCAAAATCCGTTTGCGTCTCAGTGAACGACGAGATCGTCTTCTGGAAGCCTGACTCTCTTCTCCGGGATGCCAACGCTCGACAGACGGCTTTCGGATGGCAGCGGAAGACCTACAACTGTTCTCAGGGCGGGATGGTCGGGGACGAGCTTGATCGACGCTGGAAGGGCGGCTCGATGGAGGATTATTCATGGACGTGCCCGAAGTGTGAATTCTCGCAGCCGTACAAGTGGACTTACAACAACAACTATCGCGAGAAGGGCGGGATCAAATTCGAGAAGAGCGATCTCACTTGTCCGGAGGGGCGATGGGATTACGACGCATTGTCGAAGACTGTCCGGATGCAGTGTCGACAATGCGGAGAGGACTTCGAGGACACTCCGAAGAACCGGAAGATTCTCGCCGAGTCGGGGAGCTACATCCGACAGAATCCCGGAGCTCCCCGAGCTCGGCGGTCGTTTCACTGGAACGCGCTCGCTTGTGAGGCGATTCCTTGGGCGGACATCGTCTGGGAATGGGTCGAAGAGGTCGTCCCGGAATACAAGCAAGGCAACCGGGAGCCGCTTCAAAAGTTTATTCAGAAGAAGCTTGCCGAGTCCGACGACGAGGGAGTGAACTGGTTCGACACTCAAGCGACCGAGGCCTCGGATTACGTCTTCGGCGAGGACGGGAAGGCTCCGAAGTGGGACGAAGAGTCCTTTCGCTTCATGGCGATCGACAAACAAATCGATCACTATTGGTGGGTCGTCCGCGCGTTCTCGAAGTTCGGGACGTCCCGGCTCGTTGCTTGGGGAAAGGCTCACTCCGACGCCGAGCTCGAAATGATCCGCGAGGAGAATGAGGTCGAGGCTCAATACACTGCGATCGATTCGGGCAAGTGGGCGAGCGATGTGTACATGTATTGTTGTGTCTACGGTTGGCGGACGCTCAAGGGAGATCCGGCTCAAGGCTTCCCATGGAAGGACGATCAGGGAGAGAAGGTCTGGCGGCCATATTCGGAGCCGGTCAACCGGGAGCCGCTCTTCGGGATGAAGGCCTCGGACTTGTCGAGCTCAAAGGTTCAGGACTTCAAGCGGAAGCGAAAGTTCCGCTATGCGAAGCTCTGTCGATGGTCGAATCCCTTTATCAAGGACGTTCTCTTCAACCTTCGCGCAGGTATGGGGCTTTATTGGGGAGTCCCGGCGAACGTCGGGCAGATCTACCTCAACCAGATGAACGGCGAGCAAAGGAGGATCAAGATCGATCCGCGCGGCAAGCGGGAGTGGATCTGGGTCAAGACCGGCCGGGCGGGGGATCATCTCCGGGATTGCGAGTGTATGATCCTTGTCCAAGCGGCGATTCGAGGGCTCCTGATCGGGAGGGCGAAATGAGGGCGGCTCCGTTGACAGATCTCCGGTTTATCAATGGCCGACGCTTTTCGATCACAATCCGCCGCGCAGATCACGACGCGGTTGACCGCTTTTTATGCGGCGATGGACGCCATCGCGGCAGGAAAGTCCTACACAATCACCTCGGGAGGAGTTACAAGGACAGTCTCGAAGGAGAACCTCCGAGAGATCGTCGACACGATCGAGAAGCTCGAAGAGTCCCTCGCGCACAAATCCGGAAGCTCCGTCAAGCATACGCACGTTAAGGTGATCAAATGAATCAAATCGAGAAAAACCGCTTTGCCAGAGCAATCGACCGGACGATCGAGATCTTCGCTCCCGGTCTCGCCGCTCGACGTGAAGGAGCTCGCCGCAGGCTTCACGCTTTCCGCTACGCTGGCGCGACTCCCTCACGGGATCGAGTCACGACCTCGTATTCTCTCCAAGGCTCCGAGTCTCCGACCTACGCTCGCGACCGGATTCAGATAATGAAGGAGGCGCGCGATCTGGCCGAGAACGGCGAAGTCGCGAACGCGATCCTCGGGAAGTTTGAGACGCACGTCGCCGGCCGGATTAACTACGAGCCGAAGACCGGATCGAAGCGAGCCGACAACGCAATTCGCGAATGGTGGCCGGAATGGTGCAAACGGGCGGACTATACTCAACGACACTCTCTTCAGAAGCTTGTCCAGATCGGGCTTCGCTCGACGCTTACGGATGGCGACTGCGGTCTCGTTCCTTTCATCGACGAGGACGGCGAGGCGAAGGTGATCGGGATCGAGGGCGACCGGATCGGATCGCCTCACGACACGACTCCCCGGAGGGGTTACGTTCACGGGATTCACCTCGATTCAAGAAACGCTCCGCAGAGCTTCGAGATCTACCAGCGGGACGAATTCGGTCAGTATCACTCCCCGGAATTGATCCCGGCCGTGAACTTTTGCCACTTGGCAAACCAAGGGCAGTTTGACCGCTACCGGGGCGTCTCGGCTTTCGCTCCCGTGATCAATGTCGCGGTCGACATTCAAGAGATCGTTCAATTCGAGAAGCTCGCGGTCAAGTGGGGCTCGATGCAGACGGGCGTCGTCACCGGAGCTCCGGGCGGCCCTCAATCTAATGAATGGTATGAGGACGGCGACACGACGACCGGGCTCGCCAAGCGTGTTCAGGAGGTTCTTTATGGTCAGATCAACTACCTCGAAAACGGGGAGAACATCATGCAATTCAAGACCGAGCGGCCGGGCGCGGCTTGGGAAGGATTCCTTCAACTCCTGATTCGGCTTTATGCTGGGGGCGTGAACCTCCCCTTCGGCTTCGTCTTCGACATCTCTCAGGCGCGCGGACCGGGAGCTCGCTTTGAAGCCGAGCAAGCCCGGAGGACTTTTGAGCTCTGGCAAGATCTCCTCGTCGAGAAGGCTCTGGATAAAATCAAGAACATTGCGATCACGGCCGCAATCGCGCGAGGAGATCTGCCATCTCACCGACGGATCTTCAAGGGGATCTGGCGATTCCCGCGACACGCCTCGATTGACCTCGGCCGCGAGTCGGCCGCAGATGTCGCCGAGGTTGAGGCCGCGATCAAGTCTCAAGGGACGGTCCTCGCGAAGTACTCCCTCGACGGACACACCGAGCGACGGGCGATCGGCGAGGAGATCCGGGACTGGATGGACATCTCCGAGGAGCTCGACGTTCCTCTTCAATACCTGATAGGCGATCGGGTAAAGTCCGCGCAAGCTCCCCCGGAAGTCGGAGGTGAGGACGACGCCGAGGACGGCAAGGACGCGAAGAAGGGCAAGGGCTTCTCGGAGATTCACCTTCACGACGGCCGGAACGGTCACGCCTCGCTTCAGCCGATCAACGTCCGGACGGCTCCGATTCACCTCAACCTCGGGAAGGAGGCCGAGCCGAAGAAGAAGGTTCGGAAGCGGATCGAGCTCAAGCATCGTGGATCGAAGGTCGTCGGGGCGGACATCATCGAGGAGACCGAGGGAGGCGAGAGCAAGCGATCGGTCAAGCTCGAAAAGGGAAGCCGCGTCCGTATCGACGGGAATGATCTCTTGGAGGTTCAGCGATGATCCGAAGCGGGATCTGCAACACGGCGAAGGTCGAGTTCCTCCGGGGAGTTCACCGGGAGACGCACATCTTCAAGTGCGCGCTTTTCCCGGCCGGGGCGAGCATCGACAAAAACACTCCGGGCTTCCGGCCAGAGATCGCGGCTCAAGAGGTTCAAGGCGTCGGCTACACTCCGGGAGGGAAGGCTCTCCTCGGGCTCTCCTTCGGCCTCGATGGCGACACGGCCTTTATGTCGTTCCTCAACATCGTCTGGCCGACGGCGACGATCACGGCTCGCGGTTGCATGATCTACAACGATTCTCTCCCCGGACGGCCGGCGATCTGCGTGATCAATTTCGGCTACGACGTCGTCTCAAACCGGGGGAACTTCACTCTCGCCGTTCCGGCCGCTAACGCGAAGACTGCCATTATCAAACTTTTTTAAGCCATGCCGATCGCTGACTCCGACATCAAGGTAAAGCTCTCGATCAAGACCGGGAGCGCGGGGAACTCTCAAGCTCAATCCGACGTGAACGAGTCACTCGGGAAGTACATCTCGACGACCGAAGTCACCGACGCGACGCTTCACAATCTCTTCGCGGCCGTGACGGGCGACGAGAACGCGGCGAGCGAGAGCCGCTATCGTTGCATTTTCGTTCACAACTCACACGCAACTCTCACTTGGCAGGGGCCGAAGGTTTGGATCTCGGCCGAAGTCTCGGGTGGCGCGGATACTGCCATCGGCGTCGATACAACGGCGGCGAGCGCGATCGGATCGGCGAGCGCGCAAGCCTTGGAAGTCGCAGACGAGGAGACCGCCCCGGTCGGCGTCTCCTTTTCCTCACCTACTGTAAAAGCAAATGGAATCAGCCTTGGAGACATACCAGCGGGGCAATGCCGGGCAGTCTGGGTCCGAAGGGACTCGACCAACAGCGGAGCCGCAAACAACGACGGAGCGACGCTCACTTTCGAGGGCGACACGGGAGCTTGATAAGCAGCCGATCTCGATGGTCTCCGGATTTATGCGATCCGGAACCTCGATGATGATGAAGGCGCTCGGAGCCGGGGGGATGGATCTCGAATTCGATCCGGCTCGCGACGAGATGAATGATCAATGGGGGGACGAGTCCTATCGCCCTAATGAGGGCGGCTTCTACGAGCTTGACTCCGAGACCTACCGGCGACCGGACTTCCCGCTTCCGTTTAAGGGGAAGTTGATCAAGGGACTCTTCGGAGCTCTCGGCCGGCTCCCCGTTCACGGCTACCGGATTGTGATCATGCTCCGAGATCCGGAGGAGATCCGCCAGAGCTACGAGGCTTTCTTCTCGAAGACTTGTCCCTTGATCAGCGGCGAGCCGTTCTCGGCCGATAGCTACTGGAAGGCGGCGGGATGGTGGATCTCGCAGATGAAGAACCGGAGGGACGTCGAGCTCGCGGTCCTCAACTATCGCGACGTCGTCTTGTCTCCGATCTCGGCCTTCTCGCTTCTTGCGGCGAAGGGATGGCCGATCGATCCGGGCAAGGCCGCGCGGATCGTGAATCCGGATCTCTGTCGCTTCAAGAAGGAGGAGCTCGTTCCCGGCTTATGATCCCGGCGATTCCCAAGGACGCGAAGGAGATCGTTTCTAAGCGATCCCGAAACGCAAAACACTTCAGGCTTCCCGACGGGAGCTTCTTGTGTCGCGCGTCCGCTCGGGCGATCCACTATCTCGACGAGGCTCGGGAGTGGAAGGATGTCGATCTCAACGTCGACGAGAAGCTCGAAGTCGAGCGCGCGGAATACATCGCTCGCGTCTCGGCTGATCAAGTCGCCTTCACTTATGAGTCGCGTCGAGGCGGTCTTGTGCGCGCTCTTCTCGTCGCGATTGAAGGGAGACCTCTCTCGGAGCATAAGCTCAACGTGAAGCCGGAGAGTGACGCGAACCGCGTGATCTGGAACGACCTCCTTCCCGAGCTCGACATCGAGCTCCGATTCTTTCCGAGTGGCGCTGAATTCTTCAAGATCCTTCGAGGCGATCGAGCTCCTCGGTCGTTTACTTGGGAATATCGATGGCGAGGAAAGATCCCGAATGTCCGACTTCAGAAGAAGACGAAGGGATGGGATCGGGAGAAGATCAATCGCCCCGTGACGAAGGACCGGAAGGGCTTTGTCCGTCGGACAGTCGAGATCGTGAACGAGACGGAGGAGTTCTTCGACGAGGCGACCGGGGAGACGGTCTTCAGATTGACGGAGACCTACACCGGCCGCGCGGCCGTCCCGGACGAGAAGCGAGTCCGACGGCTGAAGAAGGAGACGTCTTATCCCGTCACGATCGACGCCTCGGTCTCGGAGGAGATCTCCGCAGGAGGCGACGATGTTCAAGAGTCGATGCTTCAGAACACGATCTCGACCGGGGGGACGAAGATCAAGCTCGGGTACGGTCCACTTACAATAGTGAGTTACAGGACTACTTACGGCACGTTTACAACTTTCGCGGCTTTGCAATACGCCGGAGGCTTCCGTTTTCAGAGCGTAGGCATCCCTACCGGAGCGACGATCTCGACGGCGAAGCTCACGCTCACGAATCAGGGCGCCGGCCCTCAGACGGGGGGAGCATGGGATCTCAAGGTCGCGGCCGACGATGTCGACGACGCAGCAGCTTGGTCAACAAGCAATCGGCCGACGCAAATCTCGAAGGTCGGACAGGTCTCGCTCAATGTCGTGACTTCGTTCGGCTCTCCGGTCGGCCCTCATACGGCGGCTCTAACGACGGCCGTTCAAGCGATCTTGAATCGATCGGGATGGGCTCAGAATAACGACATGAGATTCGGGATCGAGCCGGGGACCGGAGGGCTCTCTTCGTCGCAGTGGATCTCGGTCGAGGCCTTCGAGCATACGGGGACGAGTGAGGCCGTCCTTGACGTGACTTATGCGGTCGCGGCTCAGACGCTCCAAATGGTCTGGAACGTGAAGGCTCTCGCGGCGGCCGTGACTCAATTGATCTGGAACGTGAACACGCTCGCGACGGCGTCGACTCAATTGATCTGGAACGTCTACGTCAGCATGAACGCTCCGGTCGATCTGGGGCTTCAGTGGGATGTCCGGAAGGCGGTCGGGCAGGACTTGAGCCTTCTCTGGAACGTCGCCTCGATCGGAGCTCCGGCACAAGGAGCCGCTCACATTCACGGCCCGACGAAGCCGGTCCTCGGCGCGAAGGACAAGCGGATCGATCTCAAGGGACAGGATCTCCGGATTCAACTCGGCGAGATCACGGCGCGCGTCGACGCGGTCGAGGTCTTGAGTCTCGCGGCCGCCAAGGCTCGACCCGGCAAGCTCTACGCGGTCGGCGAGGAGCAGAGAGAGAAGCGTCCCGGCAAGCCGGCGAAGTCTCAAGATGTCGCGCTCGTCTACATCCTTTCTCTCGTCGAGGGCGAGGAGGCCTAAAAACCCCAGCAAAAGCAGCCCAAAAAAAGTCAAAACTTTTTCTTGAATGCTCAAGGCCTTGGCTTTAAATTCTCCTCAATGACAGCGAGCAACACCAACAACAACGAGAAAGGAACTAGCAAAATGCAAAACGAAATCACAATCGAAGAGGCGCGACGTCGTCAGGTGGCCGCGAACCTCGACAGGATGCGGGAGGCTCTTTCGAGCATCGTCGAATTGCACGAGCAAGCGATCGGCAAGCGGATCAAGGGAGGCCGACCGACGTATGCACGAGAGATTGAGGGATGGTTGACTCACATCGACAGCTTTATTGGCAACTGGAAACCGCGATCGAAAGGAGGTGGTTGATCATGGCGAAGCTCTACTTCTGTCCTCACTGTGAAAAGAAACAGCCGGCGACTCACTTCTCTTGCGCTTCTGGCGCGAAGGGAGGCTCCGCGAAGGGACCGTCGAAGGCGCGCGACTCGGCCAAGATGAAGGCCGCAGCGCTCAAGCGATGGGGCAAGAAATAGCCGGCTGAAAATCCAATCCGAGGCCGCTCTCGATCTCCGAGGGCGGCCTCGTTGCGTTGACACGTTGCGCGTTTGCTATATGGCCGCGCAAGCTTCCAAGATTAACGCTTTCGAGATCGTCCTCGGAGCTCAAGTCGATCACGAGGAGATGATCGTCAAGGGCGTTTCCCTAATGACGGAGGGAGTCGCCGAGGGACACAATCTCCTGATCGACAAGAAGACTCTTCAGCAACTCAAGGAGCGTTGCGAGGAATTCGACAACGGAGTGAAGGTCAAGATCGACCACTTCTCCGGCTTCGAGGGAATCATCGGGACGCTTCAAAACTTTCGGATCAAGGGGAAGAAACTCCTCGGGGATCTTCACCTCCTGAAGAACCACAAGGCGACCGGCCTCGTCCTAGAAATGGCCGAAGACATGCCCGATATGTTTGGGCTCTCGGCGTCCTTCGCTGGCGTCGACGAGGAGCTCAACGGCCTAATGTTTGCGCGCGTCGACGAGGTCTTCTCGATCGATCTTGTCGACCGTCCAGCCGCCAACCCGACCGGGCTCTTCGAGGCTCCGAGCGTTGACACGTCGGGGTGTTCTAATACAGAGCAGACTTTTCAGACTTCAACTCAACCGAAGAACAACATGAGCGATTCAAACACCGAAACCGCCCCGACGACTCAAGAGCTTTCCGCGAAGATCGACAAGCTCGCGAATGCCTTCGAGTCCGTCCTCGACAAGCTTCCCAAGCCGGAGAAGGAAATCACCGACGAGACGAAGCTCTCCGAGGTCTCCGTAGGTGAGCTCAAGAACCTGATCAACGGCCAAGTCTCCGAGCAGGCGACGGCCCTCGGTTGGAAGCCCGGACAGACTCCGGCTCCGGCCGAAGGGCAGGCTCCGGCGACCGGAGTCACGAATCAGCCGACGGACGGTCAGGCTCCGCAGGGCGGGAACGACAACACTCCGAAGTCCTTCGAGGCGGTCGTCCAGCATTTGATCGCTGGCGGCATGGAGAAGCCGAAGGCGGTCGAGTTTGCGATCGGTCAGCCCGAGAATGCCGAGCTCTACAAGGCGTGGAAGGCTCGGGGCGGTCAAGCTCACTTCTGATCCGGGAAACAAGCGACAACACTCAACGCACAAGACGACATGGCTACCGAAAACACAACCGGATTCAAGACTTTCACCGCAACCGGAACCGCGATCGCGAAGAACGTCCGCGTCAAGGTCGACGCCTCGGGCGAGATCTCGGCCGCAGGCGTCGCCGAGGTTTGGATCGGCACGACGACCGAGGACATCGCGGCCGACGGTCGCGGGACTGTCCGCCTTCGCGAGCAGAGCGGAACCCATATGATGACCGCGAGCGCGGCGATCACCAACGGGGCAGAGCTCTGGGGGACCGCGAGCGGCAAGGTCGACGACGCTGATCCCGGCTCGGGCGCGAAGATTGGCTTTGTCGCTCTCGAAGCCGCGACGGCCGACGGCGACATCATCGAGTGCGCTCACGCGATCAATTGAGGCCGACGCGAATCCATTTTTGAAACGACGACAGAATCTCAACTCCTAGAACATCATGGCACAATCCGATTCCGCAGCAGTCCTCCGGGCAGACATCAACGTCCTCGTCGAAGAGGCATCCGAGGCGGCCTCGAATTTGATCGGGGCGCGCGTCATGCCTCCGTTTGAGGTCGACGAGCAGACCGGCCAATATCCCGTCTTCAAGAAGGGCAAGGGCGAGCTCATCAATGACGACGTGACCGAGCGGACGCCGGGCGGCTCCTATGGTCGCGTCCGTCGGACCTACGAGAACGATACCTTCGACTGCGTCGATCGTGGTCTCGAAGAGGAGGTCGACGACACCTACAAGAAGAACGTCGCGCGCTACTTCTCGGCCGAGGTTACGGCCGCGAAGCACGTGATGAATCAGGTCGCTCTCGGACACGAGATCCGCGTCGCGGCCGAGATCACCGGCTCGAATGCGACGACCAACTTCGGAAGCGGGACGGCGGCGGCGGTCAACTACACCGAGGCGAACATCGCGACGATCAACTTCGTCAAGGACGTCTTCGACGCCGTCGAGCGGTTGAACAACAACGCCGAGAGCCCGAACACGATCGTTATGTCGAGCAACGTCTGGCAACGGGTCAGGCGCGCCACGCTCACCCAGAACTTCCTTCGCGGCAATCTGGGCGACGCGAGCTCGACGATGAACGTCACGCCGAACGCGGTCGCGTCCGCCTTCGCCGAGTCCGGGATCGAGCAAGTCCTCGTCGGCCGCGCGGTCAAGAACAGCGCCAAGAAGGGACAGACCTATTCGGCAACCTCGATCTGGGGGAATACCTATATCTGGGTCGGCAAGGTCGCCGGAGGTGACTTCGCCAATCAGGGCGCCGGGCGGACTTTGGTCTGGAACAAGGAAGGCGGTCTCTACGTGACGGAGACCTACCGCGAAGAATCGAAACGGTCTGACATCGTCCGCGTCCGCCAGAACACGGCCGAGAAGATCATCGACGGCGCGGCCGGAACCTTGATCACGACCAGCTACTCCTGATCCTTTCCGCGATCAAGCTGGTTCCTTGCAAGTGGGAGAAGCCCGCGTCCCGGAAACGGGCGCGGGTTTTTTCTTTGAATGAAAAATGAGCGAATTGACGGACACGATAGCGGCTGATCTCGACGACGTCTTCTTCTCCGGAAGCGGCTTCGACGAGGCGGTCTCCTATACTCCGGACGGCGGGAGCGCGGCCTCGATCAATGTGATCTGGGACGACGCCTTCGAGACCGTGGAATTCGGAGACGAGGGCGAAGTCCGGGCAGTTCAGCCGGCTTGCTTCGCGAAGGCGTCCGACATTTCCGGCGACACTGACGGCGACACGGTCGTCCGGAACTCGACGACCTACTACGTCACGCGGAAGCTTGGAGCGGAAGGCTCCGGCGATGCGGTCGTTCTACTACTCTCAAAGCGCGCGATCCATGGCTGACGATATTCGACAGAAGATAGTCGACGAGATCGAGACTCGGATCGGAACGATCACGACCGGGAACGGCTACGAGACAAACGTCGGGAGCAACGTCGCAGTCTGGCGCGATATGGAGCGCGCTCCATTCCCGAGTGATAACCTCGACGCCGCGAACGTCAAGGACGTGACGACGGTCGAGACGCGCGAGGAGCAGGCAATGGGGACGACTCAGCATACGCTGACCGTTCACGTTGAATTCGCGACGCAGCAAACCTCGATTGCGACCGACGCTCACCTCCGGAAGATCCTCGCCGACATCATCAAGGCGATCGGGACGGACCGGCGATGGAACGACGGGACCGAGAATCTCGCTTGGGATACGCGGGTCGTCTCGACCGCGATCGACGTGAAGCAAGTCGAGGAGATCATCGGCGGCGGACAACTTGTCTTCGAGGTCGTCTATACGACGCTCGACTTCGATCCCTACAACACAAACCATTAGAAGAACCTCATGGAGAAAATCAAAGTCACCTATATTGGCCCGGCTCGGGAAGTCCTTATTCCGAGAGCGGGGAAAGAACCTTTTCAGCGGAACGTCGAGCGGGAGATCCCGCGAAGCCTCGCGCTCGGGCTCAATTCGGAGACGTGGAAGCTCCCCGAGGACGTCGTGAAGGCCTCAAATCCTTCGCAGGAGGCCGCAGGAGACGCCGGAAAGAAGAAGTCGACAAAGATCACCCCGAAGAAATAAAGACGCCTCAGAGAGGCATAGAGAGAAAGAACGATTATGGCTCAAGGATACGGACATAAAGGATGGATCGGCGTCGGCCGGGAGACCACATGGGGGACGCGCGTCGCTCCGACGGTCTTCGAGCGACCGATCGAGGAATCGATGAAGCTCAACCAGTCGCAACTCCCCTTGCCTTCCCTCGGGACGGCCGGGCAATACCGGAGCGTTGCGTCGCGTCGCTTCGTCGACGGAGGCTTCAAGTTCTACGCGGGATTCAACGGGATGATCGGCGTCCTCCTCAACGACGCGATCGGCGACGCGAGCTCCGCTCAAGTGGACGCCTCGTCGGCCTATGATCACACGATCAATCCGGACTCGGATCTCCCGGTCGGGCTCTCGATCCAATGCTCCCGCGACGCGGCGAACATCGGGACGGCTTACGACTACGAAGGATGTCAGATCGAGAGCTTGACTCTCCGGCAATCCAACGAGGCTCCGCTCGAAGTCGAGGTCGCCTTCCAAGGCGAGGAGGAGACGAAGCAGAGCGAGGCGACCGAGTCCTTCGCGACGCTCTACCAGATCGACTACTCGATGTTGACTGTTCAGGTCAACTCGGTCGCGCAGAACGTGAAGGAGTTCGAGGTCACGATCGCAAACAACCTCGCAACGGATCGCGGCAATCTCGGATCGAGGCTTCGTCCCGGCATCGGTCGCGGATCAGGTCCGCGCGAAGTCTCGGGCTCGATGCTGATCGAATTCGACGACGTGACGGAATACGATCTCTTCCGGGATCTCACCGAGGTTCCGATCGTCGCGACTTGGGCGGCTCCGGCCAATGCGATCGAGTCGGGCTACACCTACAATCTCGCGATTACGATGTCGCAGTGTTACCTCGAAGGTCCGCCCGACATCGGGATGAAGGATGGCGGCCCGCTCATGCTCCCGGTCGACTTCCGCGCGTTCTGCACGACTGCGGACAACGACGAGATCACGGCCGTTCTCCGCAACACCGATACGTCGATCATCTGATCGAAGCTCACCCTCAACACTGGATCACACGCCAATGAATCCTAACCTCACAACTCGAAAGAAAATCACCCTCCCCAGCGGGGGGACTTGCGTCGTCCGCGCATTGTCGGCCCTCGATTATGCGTCGATGGAAAAGAAACCGAAGGCCTTCCCCAATCCCGACGAGATCAAGGCGATCGAATCGGGGGAGCGGGAATTCTCCGATCAGGAGATCGCGGACTCCGGCTCGATCATGGAGACAATTCTCCTTCGATGCTGTTCTCCGATCACTTGGGACGATGCGCGGAAGCGGCTCGTCACGGGGAAGGATCTGGATCAACTTAGCGACGACGAGATCTTGATCGAGGAACTCTCGCAGGCGGACGCTAACGCGATCGTTACGGCGGCGGCCGAGGTCAACAATATGACGGAGGAGGCCGGCGATTCCGTCGGCAACTTTCCTGAAGAATCAGCCGCTTCTGGTATCGATTCACAGGTTGGCGAAGACCTACGGGAAGCTCCCGAGTGAGATCCTTGAGCGGGACGCGGCCGCGTTTCAACTCGACGTCTTGATCTGCAACGTCGGGACGACACGGGACAACTACGAGGCCGAACGCGCGGCCAAGAGAGCGAGACGATAAAATGGGCGCCGGAGTGAAAATCGTTGTCGACGCGGTCGACAAGACTAAGAAGGGGCTGACCGCTCCGATCAAGAACGTCAAGGATCTCGGGAAGGCGGTCAAGAACCTCGCCCCGGCCTTCGCGGCTGCGGCGACTGCGGCGACTGCGGCCTTCGCGGCAATGGCGCGATCGCAGATCAATGTTTTCGACCAGACGGCGAAGCTCGCAGCGAAGCTCGGCGTCTCAACCGAGATGCTCTCGACGATGACTCATGCGAGTCATCTCACCGGAACTTCCCTCGACGGCCTCCGGAATGCGTTCAAGACTTTGGGGCAGAGAGCCGTCGACTCGACTCGCGGCCTCAAGTCAGTAAACGACGACTTCAACGCTCTGGGCGTGAACGTCCTCGACGCCTCGGGGAAGATGAAGACGACCGAAGTCCTCTTTCTTGAGATCGCCGACGCAATCTCGGGGATGGAGGACGGCCTCGAAAAGGCGGGAATCGCGTCCAAGCTCATGGGCCGCCAAGGCCTTGAACTTGTTCCTCTCCTCAATCAAGGCGCGGACGGGATCAAGAGGATGCAGGAGGAAGCCCGCGCGCTCGGGCTTGAGATCGACGGGAATACGGCCGCGCAAGCGGAGAAATTTAACGACGATATTGTCCGAATGAAAGGGCTCGCGACCGGGATGGCCCGGACGTTCCTTTCGGAGACTCTCCCGGCTCTGATCGGGGTCACCGACTCACTCGTAAAGGCCGGGATTCAGTCCGGAGTCTTCCAAGGAGCCGCGCAGACGATGGCGGACACGCTTCTCGCGGTCGGCCGGGCGGCTTCTGGCGTTGTCGCGATCTTCAAGCTTCTGGGCGGGATCACGGCGTCGGTTGCGGCGTCGATCGTTCAAGTGTTCTCCGGGATCGCCAACGTCGTCGAGACGGCCCTCTCCGGGATGGATAAAGCGATCTCGAAGTTGAGCGCGGCGATGGAGAACCTCGCGATCGGGAACTTCCGGCGAGCGGGAGCCTTGATCGCTGAAGCTGGCGATGAAATGGGCAAGGGATTCGAGGGAGTCCCGGACGAAGCGAAGAAGCAATTCGAGATTCTCGGCAAGGTTCAAGAGGACGCGGTCAAGCGAGCGAAGGAGGACGCGAAGGCGATCTTCGACGCTTTCGCCGGGAATGATCAGTCGGCTCGCGGAGGCCAAGGCGGGACGCTTGCGAGCGCGCAGAATTTACCGGGGATCGGAGATCCGGCCGAGGCGACTCTTCAAGCTCAATCCTTCATCGACAAGATTCAAGGGAAGTTCAATCAATTGACGATGACGAAGATCGAGCTCGCTCGATTGGAGCGGGACGAGCGTCTCAAAATGGCCGAGCAATTGATCGCGGACACTCAAAAGAGAGCCGAGGTCGAAGGCCAGATCGAAAAGATCTTCACCGACGCAAAGATCGCCGGAATCGAGGAGGAGCTCGCGAAGCGCGTGGAGGCTCAAGCTTTTATTGACGAGCTCAAGTCGAAGGCTCGACTGATCGACGCCGAACAGCGGGAGGTCGACATCGCCAACGCTGACGCGGATCTCGCTCGGACGATCGAGCGCGCGGAGCAGATCGCCGAGACCGAGGCTCAACTTCGGGAGATGAAGGAGGCGGCCGAGGCCGTTCATCAAGCGAAGCTCGTCAAGATCGAGAAGGAGTCCGCGAAGAATAAGATGATGATGCAGAACGCGGTCGCTCAAGGCTACGCGGACAGTCTCGGGAAGATGTCGCAGGCGGCCGGGACTTTCTTCGGGCAGGAGTCGGCGGCCTTCAAGGCTTTTGCGATCGCCGAGGCGATCATCAACACCTATCGCGGAGCAAATAAGGCTCTCGCGGAGCATACTTGGCCGCTCAACCTCGTCGCGGCCGGAGCCGTGATCGCTTCAGGTCTCGCGAATGTCGCGACGATCTCGGGCGTCGCTCACGGTGGGATCTCGGAAGTCCCGAGCGACCAGACTTTTCTTTTAAAGAAGGGCGAGCGCGTCCTCTCCCCGGATCAGAATTCCGACTTCACCGAAGCAATGCAGGGAGGCGGCGGCTTTGGCGGGGGGGACTTTCACTTGACAATCGAACTCGACGGTCAGGCTCTCTGGGATGCTATGGGCAAGGCCTCCCGAGACGGCCGTCTGGAACTCGCCCCGAGGGCTATTGCATGAGATTTTTCTGGGACAACTTTATCGACGCGGCGGCGACAGCGATCTCTTCGGCAACCGAGGACTCAGTCTTCATCGACGACAACGTCGCCGAGGCGCGCAAGGGCAAGACCTACAAGACCGGGACGTCGCAGGCGGCCGAGTGGATCAAGTTTGACCTCGGCTCATTTTACAATCTCAACCAAGTCATCGATGGATTTATCGTCTTCAATCACACGCTCGACGAGAATGATTTGGCGATCAATATCGAAGGGCACACTTCGGATTCATGGGGAAGCCCGGATATTTCCGAAGCGATCTCAATCACGTCCGAAAACGAGACGGGCGTGCAAAAATGGGAGTCCGCGCAGGCGAAGCGTTGGTGGCGGTTTGAATTTACGAAGCAATCGGCCGGCGATCAGATCTCGATCGGGAGGATCTTTCTCGGCGACGTCTACGACACGACGGCCGATCCGGACTCGGGCGGCTACGACGAGGAAGTCCGGGACAACTCTTCACATCAGAAGTCGATCGGCGGCCAGAGCTTCTCCTATATCAAGGAGGAATTCCAACGCTTCAAGGTCACGTTTCGCGCGATCAGTAACTCCGAGATGAAGCAACTCCGGAAGATCTACCGCGCGCTCGGGATGCACACTCCGCTTTTCATACAAATCGATCCTAGCGCGAGCGACGGCGTCCGCGAGGTGATTCAATACGTCAAATTCTCGGCTCCGTTCCGGCCGAAGGTTCACTCCTACGATGGAGAGCTTCGATGGGACTTGACTCTCGAATTTGAGGAGCAGATTTAGCGATGGCGATTCAAGCTTCAGATCAGCCGAATGTCCGCCCCGTGATCCTCGCGGAGATCGAGGTTGCGGTCCGGATGGAGGGTGCCATCTTGGCAGCGGGGACAATCACAAAGAACAACCTCGTCGTCGAAGGCGGGGCGGACGATCTCGTCGTTGAAGGCGGGGCGGACAACTTGAAAACAGAAGGAGCATAGATGGCCGACGTTGCATATTCAGACTTGAGTGAACACACGGCTCCGGAGCCCGACGATCTCCTCGGGATCAATCACGTCTCGGACACGACCGCAGATCCGGCCGGAACGACGAAGAAGGTCAAAGTCAAGAACGCTCGCGGAAACTTCTTTGCGTCGAAGTCTTCCAACTACACGGCGACGACGACCGATCGGAACATCTTTGTCGACACGAGCTCGGGGAACGTGACGATCACTCTCCCGGCTGCGGCGAGCTCCTCGGGACACATCCTTCGGATCAAGAAGACGGTCGCGGCGAATCTGCTATACATCGACGGGAACGCGAGCGAGACGATTGACGGGGAGACTCAAGTCGAGATCGCGAATCAATACGATTGCATCGAGATCCAATGCGACGGCTCGAACTGGATGGTTCTCGCCTACTATCGCGCTCCGAATAATAAGTACATGACGATTTCCAACGCGGCTCTAGGTAAGGGCGGCTCCGCTCCGACTCAAGCCGTGATCGGGGACTATATCGTCTACAAATTCGGAATTGGAGACGACGCGGTCTATGTCGGCGAGCTCCCTCACGACATCGATTTGACTCAAGACCTTGACGTCCATATTTCATACATCATCGAGGAGGCTTACGCTACGGCGAGCGCGGAAGTTCAATGGCAAGTTGAATACTCTCTCACGCCTCACGACGAGAGCGAGGCGATCGACTCTCCCGGAAATAGCGGGACGCTCACGAGCGGAGATCTCAACATCCCGGCAACGGCCAAGGCGGTCGCTCACGCGACGGGGATCACAATTCCGGCCTCGGCCTTGACTACGACTCACGACATCCTCGGCTTGACGATCTCCCGGATCGCTTTGACCGGGGGAACGAATCCGACGGCCGAGCCGGGGATTCTTGAGGTTCATATCGTTTACAAGCGGCGGCCTTTTGTGAATGACTCCTGATCGTGAGCTCCTTCTCGATAACCTATATCTACGACACGACCGAAGAGATCGTCGCGGTCAAGATCGACGGCTCGTCGTTGACAGAGCGGAGCTCGGCGTCGGACTGCGAGACGCTTCCGGGCTCCTTCTTCTTCGATAGCCAGAACGGGAAGCTCTACGTCTCGGCCTCCTCCGGGAGCGTCTATGGGAAGAGCGTCGTCGCGATCGCGAAGCTCTACGTCTCAAGCAAGGAGAAGGATCTCGCCGGCCGATACTACGATCCGCGTCTCACTGGAATTCCCCGGCTCTCGATGCGGATCGAGAAGACCTTCGGAGGCGTCGGGCAGATCTCGATCGGGAGCTTGAAGCTCGCCAACCTCGACGGCGCCTACGACGCGCGAGAGGGCTATCTCTGGGCGAATGCGGACACAAAGATCTCGCTCTTGATCGGCTACGATACGAGGACGGAGGAGGCGGCTTATGGAGACTTCGAGAGCCTCGGGACTTGGGGCGTCGATCGCTGGTCGAATTCCGACAAAGTCTTCTCGCTCGACCTCCGGGAGAAGAAGAGTCGGCTCGAAACGGAGATCCCGGTCGAGGTCTTCAACAAGACGACCTACTCCTCGATGGCGGACGACGACGTCGGTCAGCCGATCCCGCGAGCCTACGGCGAAGTCTTCGGAGCTCGGCCGATCTTGATCAACTCCGGGACGAAGACCTTCAAGGTCGCGAATCACGCGATCAAGTCCTTCGACGAGATCCGGCTCTTGATTGACGAGGCGTGGACGACGTCGAGCTTCACGACGACCGACGAGGCGAGCGGAGAGTTCACTTGCTCGGCTTGGGTTGAGGGCTACGAGGTCGCGGTCGACTTCAAGGGGCGGAAGAACGACGACGGAACTCTCATGGATAACGCGGCGGACGTCGTCGAGGATCTCCTCCTTTACGGCGGGATCGCGGCGGCCGACATCGACTCAGCGGCTCTCGCCGAGGCTTGGGCTCGACTCGACAACGGTCTCTTCGAGGCGACCGGCCTCCGGGGGACTCTCATGGCGGTCTCGCTCTACCTCAACGAGGTCGAGAGTCTCGCCGACATCATCGCGCGGATCAATGCTTCGGTCGGCTCCTACCTGATCGTCGATCCGACGGGAAAGTTCTCCTTCAATGTATTCTGGCCGCAAGTCCGGGAAGGCCTCACTTCCTACGGCGACCAGACGCTCCTGAAGTTCACTCCGATCACCGAGGCCGACAAGCTCTCGTCGAAGATCAATGTCAAATACGCTCCCCGGCTCAATGACGAATGGTGGAGTCTGGAGACGGTCAATCGGACGGCCAATCAATACGATCACCTCGTCGACATCGAGGAGGTCTTGAACATCGAGATCCCGGAGATCTCCGAGGAGGACGACGCGGAGCAATGGGCTCAACGACATCTTGTCTCCGACGGGAAGCCTCGGAGATTTTACCGGATCGAGCTCCCGGCGACCGGGCTCGACATCATCCCCGGAGATCAACTTCACATTGAGAACGATCGCCGAGGCTTCAACGAGGTTCTCGACGTCGTGAGCGTCGACGCGAACTTCGAGAACGGCGTCGTCTCGCTCTTGTGCTCCAACCTCCGGGGATGGGGACGCGACTCCGGCTTCTGGGGCGACACGACGATCGCCTTCCCGAGCTCCCTCGGAGGCGCGACAATCTCTTCTTGGGATTCTTCATGGACGGCCGATCAAAAGGCTTGGGCTCGACAGAACGTCGGCTTCTGGACTGACTCCAACGGCTTTGCGGACTCGACAGATCCGGAAAGCTTCATAATCTCAACATGGTTCTAGTATGGCATTCATAACGATCACAAAGCCAAGCGTCGGAAATCCGACCAAGCGAGATCTCGCGTCGGACATAATCGACAATCTCAACGACCTCAACTCTCGGATCGGATCGGGAGGCTCCTCGGGGATCTCGAATCCGTCCTTCGAGAACTTCACGACCAACGATCCCGACGGTTGGGACGTGACGGAGACGGGCGGGACTCAAACGATCGAGGACGACGATAACACCGAGCAAGCTCACGGCGCGGCCGCGATCAAGTTCACCTATCCGGCGAGCGCGAGCGGAGGAGGCTACTTCGAGACCTCCGACTTCTACGAGTGCGCGGCGAATGAATACTTGAAAATAGCTTGGAAGATGCTCGGGACGTCCGCGACCGGGGCGAAGCACATCGTTCGATTTTACTGGCATAAACACGACCAGAGCGCGAGCTCTACCGCCTCAACGGATGCCTACAGCGACACGTTCAATCCGACGGCTTGGACGCAAGGCTACACGGAGGCGCGCGTTCCGTCGGACGCAAAGTATTTCAAGATTCGGATCATCGCATCGGATACAAGCGCGACGCCGAGCGGCACTGGCTCAATCTCTTTCGACGACATTCGATTCGTCAAAGGCCCGTGGGAAGTATTCCGCAATTCATATGAATATCGTGGCGACGACGGCGGCCAAACGGCTAACACGTTGAAATACAAAAACGTGACGCAGCAACTCATTTGGGTTGAGGCAATCGGCGGCGGCGCGTCTAGCTCTATAGGCGGAAATCAAGGCGGCGGCGGCGGCGGCGAATATGCGGCCGCATACTTCGCGGCGGCGGCCTCGACAAATTACGCAGTCAGTCCAGCGCCTGCGGAGCAAACAACGCTCACTGCCGGCCACAATTCGACTTTCAACTCAACAACGGTTGTAGCAAATGGCGGATCGGCTCCGGTCTCAATTAATGGTGGCGCTGGCGGAACCGGGGGAACCGGGCAGATCACCATCGACGGGCAAGATGGCGGCGACAATAGCGACGGGGCTTGGGGCGGTAGTGGCGCGCGAGGGGGCGGAGGCGGCATTGGGGGATCTGGGGCAACCGGCGAAGTTAATGGCTCCTATCCCGGCGGCGGCGGCGGCGGCGATACAAAGGACGGCGACGGCGCGCCCGGAATGGTGAAAATTTGGCACAACGATGGCTAAAGGGATCGCCATCTCTTATCTCCTGCTCGATCCCGTGAAGGGAGGGAGGAGGTTCCGCGTCGTCGAGAAGACGACCTTCAAGGCGGACTCGTTCTTGTGCGAGATCCCGGCCGGCTTCGAGACTGACTTCGCGTCGATCCCTTCGACTCGCTTCTTTGTGATCGCGGCTCTCGCGCTTTGTTGGGCGGCCGTGATCTTCTTTGGCCCGGAGGCTGGCGAGGGCCTGGCCCTCGCGCTTGTCGTTGCCTTTGCTCTCGCCGGCCGGCTCGGGGCTTGGGGCAAGTGGGGATGGGCGGCCGTCCTTCACGACTACCTTTATTCGACGGAGAGCGACAACGCTTGCGGCGTCTCGCGCTATCTGGCCGACCGGCTCTTCTGGGTCTTCATGCGATACCGGGGGACTCCGTTGACACAAGCGGTCTTTATCTGGGGAGCCGTGAGGCTCTTCGGTTGGGCATTCTGGAAGGGCGGAAGATTATGGAAACGACATCGAACATCTTAGGCATCATGGACGGGATCTCCGAGCTCACGGGCGCGGGGATTCTCGTCGTCCTCATTCTGAAGCTCGTCTTCGACTTCTTGAAGGAGCAGAAGGCGAAGAAGGTTGTCACCGATCAAACGCAGTACTTCGCGAAGACTCCGGGCTTCAACGGCGAGACGAAGAAGATCTCCGAGAACGTCGCAGAGATCCACGATGTCCTTCTCGCGCAACCTCCACGACAGTCGGTCGTCTCGACGCTCGCGAAGGTCGACGACACTCTCCGCGATCAGGTTCAGAAGCAGAAGGAGGCCGTTCACGTCCTCGAAGAGATCCGCGACGAGCTCCGGACTCACGGCCCGAAATTAGACGACGCAAAATGCGCGGCAAAAGACGAGGTAAAAAAAAGCTAGAGATCGAGTTATCGAAATGCGTCAAAATCCTTTTTCCTGAAGCAGAATCAACTCACCCATGAAAAAGAACAAACTCCTCCCGATCTGGATCGCGCTCGCCGCGATGTTATTCACCGGATGCGCTTCGACCGGACGCCTCGACGGCGGACGCTCTTCAAACTATGGCAAGGACGCCGAGACCGGCCTCGCAAACGGAAAGAAGATGGAGGTTCTCCCGATCAATCTCCTCGGCTCCTTCTTTCGGCTGATCCCCTTCACGATGGAGAGCGGCCTTGAGTCTACGATCGACGAGCCGGTCGTCGCGGTCGCGTCCTCCGTTGCGTCGAAGACGGCGGCCGAGAAGCTCTCGGCGAGATCCGAGCGAGATCCGGGGACCGGCCGGAAAGTTGTCGAGTATGGCGCGGCCGGGATCTCGACCGACGCTCAGAAGCTTGACGCGATCCTTCGCGAGATCGAGCGGATCAAGAACGGAATCCCCCATAAAGTCGATCGCTCCGGCGACGACTCTTCCTCCGACACGAGCGACGACGGCTCCCCCAGCGACGCTCCGAGCTCGTAACCCGCAAACCGCAACAAAGCGCGAGATCCTCCGGTCGAAAGGCCGGGGGATTTTTTTTTAATTTAGGGCTTGCGTTCTCAAGGCCTTGAGCATAAGTTCGCATCAATGAAAGCGAACAACAACAACAACGAGCAAGGAACCAAAGCAATGAAAGCAAACAACGACACGCAAACGAAAATCCTCCTCGTCGACGGCGACTGCAAGTGCGAGCTTCGCGGCGATCGCTACGTCTTCTCAAACGACCTCGACAACAACGCACACTCGATCTCGGCCGATCCCTCGATCACGAGCGAGGAGCGACTCCTCGGACACTGGAGAGGCTTCCTCGAGGTGACTCGACGCTCTCGCCTCAACGTCGAGACGTCCAAGGCTTCCGAGATCTCGACCTGCGTCCGCAGGGCGAAGGACGAACTTAGAAAGGACGAAGACATCGACTACGTTGACAAGGAAATACAGATCTTGGCTATTGATAAAAACGGCGAGCGGATCGAGGACGCAACGACCTACTCATACGGATGCCCGACGCTGCGCGAGCTTCGCGCGCTCTTCCTCGAGTTCCCTCAAGCGATCAAGCTCCACCTCAGCGGCAAGGGGCGCGCGTTCCTCGATCGAAGCCTCCCGCTCGCCGAGCGATACGAGAACGCAGATATCGTCGACTACTGGGGGATCGACGTCTACCGTCGATAGGCCGAAAACGGGGAGGGAAACCTCCCCGAAATTTTTTTTAATTTAGGGCTTGCGTTCTCAAGGCCTTGAGCATAAGTTCACATCAATGAAAAACACCAACGACAACAACCGGGCGGCCATCGAGGTCGCGCTCACTCCTACCCGTAAAGCCATCAAGGCCTCGCTCAAGGACAGTTATTCCGCAGCGGTCGCTCGGATCTTCGAGAAGATCGACGAGGCCGGAGGCGATCTCAAGAAGGCCTTCCCTGTCAATACTAACGGATGGAACTACAAGCAGCAAAAAGCCGAGAAGGCCTTCGCTCGCCAGTGGGTTGAGATCACGTCCTACACCTCTCGGATGAGCGATCCCGTTCTCTGCGAGAAGCTCCCGATCACGATCGTCGAGGCCAAGATCGAAGAGATCGCCGAGAAGGAGTCTCACGCGACGCTCGCGGCCTACGTCTTCAAGCTCACGGCGAAGGTCGCTCAACACTTCGAGGGCGAGGAGATCGAGACCGTCACCTACTCCGGGACGCGCGATCCTTGGAACACGTCGACTCTCTCGGTCGGCTTTAAGAGCGGCGGCAAGGGCGAGCTCTCGACGAAGATGATCATCAATTGCTCGTGCCTCGGGAAGCTCTTCAATCAGTTTCCGACTCGCAAGATCTCGTAACTCAACCGGGGGAGGGAAACCTCCCCGAAATTTTTTTTAATTTAGGGCTTGCGTTCTCAAGGCCTTGAGCATAAGTTCACATCAATGAAAGCGAACAACAGCAACTTGCTCACCTACAAAGTCACCTACATCGAAGACGGCAAGCTCGTCGAGATCCCGTGCGCAACCTACGCCGACACCGAGATGTTCAAGGATCGCGTGACGGTCTGGTCCTACCGGACTCCGCTCATCGGCGGCGCGAAGCGCTGGGAAGTCATTACGAGCCGTTAACCTCAACGCAAGGAACCAACGAAATGAAAACGAACAAAGCAAACATCAAAGTCCCGGATCGCGAAGGAGGTGGAGGCGTGAAGATCAAGCTCTCGAAGCCTTGGCATAACGGGAGCGCGAGCCGGAACCGCTTTTGCGGCCCGGCCGCCCTCTCGGCGATCCTCGGGATCTCGTGTGAGAACGCGGCTCTCCGGATCAGGGAGAAGAGCGGGAAGCGCTCTTGCATGGGGACTTGGGCGCCGGAGCTCCGCGTCGTCCTTCGCGACTTCGGTCTCGACTTCGTCTCAGAGGAGGAGATCGGGCGAGTCATTCGGCCGACCTTCGCTCAATGGCTCAAGGCTCGCTCTGAGGCCGATCGCTGCCGGCTCTACATGATCGCGGCCGGTCATCACTGGATCGTCGTCAAGGGCGGCTTGATCGTTGACTCAATGCAAGGGATGACGATCGAGAGCGAGTCTCAGCACAAGCGGAAGCGCGTCGCCGAGGTCTATGAGATCCGGGACACGCGGCCGGATGTCTGGCTCCGCTGGCAGGCTCGCGTCGACAAGGAGGTCTGGCCGACCGGGAAGAGCCCGGAAGAACGCGCGGCGGCCGCTCAGGGACGTCGCAAGACGAGCGACAGGCTCCGAGCCCTCCTAAAGTCTACGGGCGCGGAGATCGAAGGCTCCGGCCGTTATTTCGAGGGATGCTTCTTGCATCTCCCTCCGAATCGCTCCTTCGACGGGGCTCACTGTCGATCGCTTTGGTCGATCGAGGAGGGGATCGAGGTTCTCGAAGAGATGGAGGAGTGTCACTGCGGCGACTGCGATCCCGAGGAGGATCTTCAGGCTTGACGGGGAAATTAAAATAATTCAAAACGCATCAAATGAAATCAGCGATCCACATTCCAAACATCGAGCCGAGCCTCAAGAAGCAGTTGGAGCAATGCGCGGGAGATCGAGACCGATCCCTCGCCTCGCTTTGTCGCGCGATTCTCTCGGGATGGGCTCAGAACAACCCGGCCAATCCCCGGCCGAAGAAGAAGTCGAAGAAGTGAAGACGAAGCGAATCATTTACAAGGAACCAGCATGGACAATCGATCAGATCACTCAACCTCCCCGACTCCTCGAAGCGGAACTCCTCGGAGTGTCCGACTCCCCGACGTTCTACAAGATCCAAGTGGGCGGCCGGCTTCTTGTCGTCCACTGTTCAACGCTGTTCTGCTGGGACGCCGACGGAGATCTCTTGCGGCTCTTTGTCTTGTCCTCGGGATCGCGCTCCTCGGATCGAGATGCTATTCGGCTTCGACCGACCGCTTGATCGCGGCGATCCATCAAGTCGAGACCTCCGGCCGACTCGGACCGATCAAGGGAGACGGAGGTCGAGCCCTCGGTCCTCTTCAGATCCATCGAGCCTACTGGATCGACTCACGAGTCCCCGGACGCTACGAGGACGTCGCTCGTCTCGACTACGCAAAGCGAGTGTTTCTCGCCTACATGAGACGCTATTGTCCCGAGGCTCTCGCCTCCGGCGACTTCGAGACGATCGCAAGGATTCACAACGGCGGACCGCGCGGCCGCCACAAGCAAGCAACCCTCGGCTATTGGCGCGCGGTCAATCGCCACTTGCAAAGGAAAACATCGAAATGAATGAACACGACACAGGCGGGGCGCTCGTCCCGGTTAACCACTCCTCGGCCATCGACCGGATTCAAGATCCGATCGCGGCGGTCGAGAAAATGGGGACTTGGTTTGCGAAGTCGGGGATGTTCGGCTGCGAAAAGCAGGAGCAAGGGCAGATTCTCGCTCTCGCGGCGATCCTCGAAAAGAAGAGCCCGATCGAGATCGCGGACACCTATCATCTCGTCGACGGTCGGCTGACGATGAAGTCTCGCGCGCAGTTGGCGAAGTTCCGGGCGGCCGGAGGTCGCGTAAAGTGGACGACGACCGACGCGAAGGCCGCGACCGGGATCTGGAGCTTCGAGGGTAACGACATAGAGATCTCCTTCACGATGGAGGAGGCGAAGCTTGCCGGCCTGATCCGGAAGGGCTCGGGCTGGGAGAAGACTCCGGCCGAGATGCTCCGGGCTCGATGCACGACGCGAGCGATCACGATGCTCGCCCCGGAGATCCTCTTCGGGGGATCGATCGAGGACGAGGTTGCGGCCTCGGCTCCGGTTGCTCCGGCGCCTAACCCGCTCAAGGCGGGAACTCCCCCGCTCTCCGACGAGAAGAAGGCGAAGGCCGGGAAGAACGATTCCCGATCCGAGGAGCGCGCGGCGGCTCGCGAGAACGCGGCCGAGGAGGCTCCTCGCGACGCGGCCGGGGGAACCTACACCGAGCGACTCGCCGAGGAGCAGGAGGGCGGAAGGCCGACGAAGGCCGGAAGCAACCCGGAGAACAAGGAGATCAAGGTCGACGACCTCCCGGAGCCGAAGAAGAAGCCGCGCAAGTCGCGGAAGACGGTCAAGAAGGACGCTCAGGCTCCGCAGGAGGCGTTTGAGGCGTCCGAAGGTGACAACACGGCCGAAACGGCTCCCGACGCAGGAGAGGGCAAATCTGAAGCCGAGAAGTCTCAGGAGGCGAAGGCGGCCGAGGCGATCGAGGAAGGCGTCGGCGACGAGGCTCCGGAATACGCCTCGATCTACCAGATCAAGCAGATCATGGAGATCGTCGCCGACTGCGAGGAGGACGCGATCAAGTGGCTCACGGCGAAGAAGTGGATTCCCTCTGCTGATAAGCCGACGAAGATCTCCCCGGAGAACGCGGCCCAGATCATCAAGGCTCCCGACAAGTTTCTTCGCGCGGTCGCGAAGCTGGCGGCGAAGAAGTAAACCCCAACCCGGAGCGGCGTCGAGCCTCACCCTCGGCGTCGCTCCCTCAACCAAAAGGAACCAGAACCATGAAGAAGAAGATCCTCCTCGCTCTGATCGCGATTGTCGCGGCCTCGGGATGCTCGTCGCCAATGACGCGCGAGAGGTGGCGGTCGATGAATGCAGACGAGCGACTCCAATCGACGCGGAGCGCGAATCAGGCGATGAAGGACTTCGAGACGGAAATCCTCCGGGCGAAGCTCCGGAACTATCCTAGAAACCCATGAACACAGAGAAGAAGATCCGGCCCTCGTCGCTCCCCGCGATGGCCGAGTGTCCGCAATTCGAGGGAGACGGAAAAGAGAGCGATCACGCGGCCGAGGGAACTCGGCGACACTCGCTCCTCGCAGCCTTCAACACGACCGGCAAATTCGAGAACGAGGACGGATCGCCGATCAACCTCACCGAAGAGTCGCAGGAGGCGGTCAAGTGGGCTTCGGAATACATCGACAATCACAAAGTCGGCGACGGCGTCTTCGAGAAGAAGATCGCGATCGCGCTCAACGTCGAAGGCCAGACCGTGACGATCGAGGGGACTCCTGATTGTCGCGACGGCCTCGACAACGGTCCCCGGAACCTGTTTGACTTGAAGTGGCGATTCGGGAACTACCGCCCTCAGTTGGCGGCCTACGCTCTCGGGATCATGCAAGACGCCTTCACCGAGAAGATCAAGGTTCACATCCTCTTCGGCTACGACAAGAAGCCGCAGACTTTCACGCTCACCGAGGACGAGGCCGAGGCCGAGATCGTCGACATCGTCGGCCGAGTGATCCGGGAGGAGCCGGCCAATCCTTGCGAGTATTGCGGTTGGTGCGGGAAGGCCGCTTCTTGCCCGGCTCTCGCCGAGCGCGTCGAGGCCGTTAGATCCGGCCGGGACGATTGGGGACTCGACAGCTATCACGCGAGCGAGATCGAGAGCCCGGTCGAGATGGCGAAGGCTCTGGATCTCGCGCGAGCCCTCAAGAAGTGGTGCGAAGCGATCGAGTATCACGCCAAGCAGATGCTCCTCAAGAAGGGCTCCCTTCCGGGCTTCAAGCTTTCGACGCGAGCCGGGAAGAAGCGGATCACCGACCTCGCCCAAGCGGTCGTCTTGTCCGGGCTCGATCCGGACGAATTCATCAAGGTCTGTTCGGTCGCCTTCGGGGACTTGAAGGCTCTTCATCAAGCAACCTTCGGCGAGGATTACACCTCGAAGGCGGCGGCCGATCGAGATCTCCTCAAGAAGCTTGAGCCCGTGATCGAGACTGGCTCCGAGATTCACATGATCTTGAAGGACCGGCCGCAAAAGAAGTAGAACTCCCACACAACAAAAACCAGAAAAGAGAAAGAAGAACACAATGCCAAAGCACAAATTCGGAAACGCTCAACCGATCCCGGACCTCCTCGAAGAGGGAGACTACATCCTTCGCGTCGTCGACTGCGAGGAGACGATCTCAAAGGGGCGGAAGACCAACGGAGCCGATCAGTTGGAGCTCAAGCTCAAGGAGGAATCGACCGGCAAGATCATCTACGAGACGCTGATCTTCGACGAGTCGCTGGAGTGGAAGATCGATTGTTTCATCCAATGCTTCGGGATCAAAGCGCAGGAGGGGCAAGATCTCGAACTCGAAGCCGACGACATGATCGGCCTCCGGGGATGGGTTGCGCTCAAGGTCGAGGAATACAACGACAAGAAGCGGAACCGCGTCGCGGTCTTCTACACCGACAAGGAGAAGCTTGAAGCGATCGAGCCTGATCCGTTTGACGATGGCGACGACGAGAACGTCCCCTTCTGAAGAACCTCTCCCTCCTCGGGGAGACTCGGGGAGGGAGGCAACTTGAAAGGAACCAGCATGGAAACTTTAGCCCTAGTTGTTTGGCTCGTCGGATGGCCGCTCGTGTGTAATCTCGAAGACCTCGTCGAGGCTCTCCGGGCTCGCCTTAACATCGATATCGAGAGCGACAGTGACTCCCCGGATCGGATCGTTCGCATCGTGATCTGGCTCGCCGTCGGAATATCAATCCTCCTGAAACCATGAAGCTCCGACCTTATCAGCAAGAGGCGGTCGACAAGATCTTCCGAGCCTTCGGAGACTGCGACAAGAATCTCGCCGTCCTTCCGACCGGAGGAGGGAAGACGATCATCTTCTCGAAGATCGCGGAGCAGATCAAAGGGAGAGTCTTGATCCTCGCTCACCGGGAGGAGTTGATCGATCAGGCGATCGAGAAACTTCACAAGGCGACCGGGCTCTTCGCAGACAAGGAGAAGGCCGAGCATCGCGCAAGCTTGAGCGCGCGGATCGTTGTCGCGTCGATCCAGACTCTCTCCCGGAAGAAGAGGCGCGAGCGATGGCCGCACGATCACTTCGACTGCGTGATCTGCGACGAGGCTCATCATTCAATCTCGAAGAGCTGGCTCGCCGTCCTCAACTACTTCGCGACGCTCACGCTCGGAGTCACGGCGACACCGGACCGAGGCGACAAGAAGAACCTCGGGCAATACTACGAGAACGTCGCCTTCGAGATCTCGCTCCTCGACCTGATCGGGGACGGCTACCTCTCACCGATCCGCGTCGTCGCGGCTCCCTTGGAGATCGACCTCAACGACGTGAAGCAGACGAGCGGAGACTTTGACGCGGCCGGAGTCGCGAGCGCGCTCGATCCGTTTCTTCCGTCGATCGTCCGGGAGCTCAAGAGGCTCGCTCCTCACCGGAAGATCTTGACGTTTCTCCCGCTCCGGGCGACGTCGCGGAAGTTTGTCGAGATCTGCAATCAATCCGGGATCTCCGCGAAGCACGTCGACGGCGAGTCCCCGGACCGGAAGGAGATCCTCCGGGAGTTTGAGGACAACGACTTCCAACTTCTCTCAAACGCGATGCTCTTGACCGAGGGCTACGACTGCCCGGACATCGACTGCGTCGTGATCCTCCGGCCTACGCGATCGAGGCCGCTCTACTCGCAGATGGTAGGGCGGGGGACGAGGATCGATCCGTTCAAGGACGATCTCCTTCTGATTGACTTCTTGTGGGCTCACGAGCGGCACAACCTCGTCAGACCGGCGAGTCTTGTCGCGGAGACCGACGAGCTCGCGGAGATGGCGACCGGGATCGTCGAGCGCGAGGCGAAGGCCGGAGGCGACAAGCAGGAGTCCCTCGATCTCGCGGATCTCGTCTCCGACGCGACGCGGGAACGGGAGGAGAAGCTCGCCGAGGAGCTCCGCAAGAACGCGAAGCGCAAGAAGGAGGAGAAGGATCTCGCGGAGTTTTGCCTCACGCTTCACGCGACAGAGCTCGCCGATTGGGAGCCGGCCGTGAAGTGGGACTCGTTCCCGGCGACTCCCCGTCAACTTGAGATCCTTGAGAAGAACGGCTTCCCTCTCGACGCCGTGAAGGGGCGCGGTCACGCTTCCGCGATCCTCGACGTGATCTTCAAGCGGTCAAAGCAAGATCTGGCGACACCGAAGCAAGTCCGACTCTTGAAGCGGCTCGGACATCCGGCTCCGGCTCAATGCTCCTTCTCGGAAGCGAGCGCTTATCTCTCGTCGCGGCTCCCGAATAAGCCGCGCAAGCCTCGCACGTCGAAGCCGGTCGCGGCCCGACGTTTTCGTCTCAAGAAATCAACCCCGAGCGGCCCGGCGCCGTTTTAAAAAGAAAGGAACCAGCATGGACAACACAGTGACAGACCTTGAAGTCGCAAAGACGATGCTGATCTTCGGAAGCGGCTTCTCAAAGGCTCTCGCGACGGCCTACATGGTCGCCGACTCGGAGAACTCAAAGAAGATCCGCGAGACTTGGCCGGAGCTCTGGAAGGTGTTTCGCGAGCGCGCCGAATGGCAGAAGGAATGGAGGCAATTGTGAAGGACTTCTTCTGCACGTGGACGCCGGAGGCTTATCGGCCGAAGTGGTGGCAGGCGGTTGCCTACTTCTCCGTCGAGCGGCGAGCCTATCGCCTTTGGATCTGGCCGCTCAACTACGCGGTCGCGCTCTTCTTCTGGATCTCGCTCAAGTGGGCGATCGCGACGAAAGATCCGAGGCTTTCGCCGATCGAGAAATTGATCGAGAAGCGATACGGCCAGATCCTCTCTCGCCATATCGAAGACAAGGGCTACCTCGTCGAGACGATCCGCGCGCTCGATCTCCATATCCGGAAGACCAACGCTCGCCGCTATCCTCTCCCGCTTCGGAGTCGCGTCTCCGAGGTTGTCTGCAAGTGGGACTTCAACGGGAAGGAGGGCGGGGAATAATGACACCGACGCAAAGGACACTGGCGAAGCTCAAGGCTCTTGAGTATCGAGCCGGGATCGTCGAGCGATTCATCGCTCCCCGGAAGATCCGGATCGACCTCTTCAACATCATCGACATCGTCGCGATCAAGCCGGGCGAGATCCTCGGTGTCCAGTCGACCGGATCGGACTTCTCCGGACACTGGAACAAGCTCACGATCGAGAAGGCTCAGGAGTCGCTCGACTGGATCAGAGCCGGAGGCAAGCTTGAGCTCTGGGGATGGCGGAAGCTCAAAGCGAAGCGGGGCGGAAAACGGATGATCTGGCAGCCTCGGATCGAGCGGATCACAATCTTCGATTTGGAGGGAGTATGAGAATCGAATTCATGGGCGGGGCGAAGGACGGAGCCGTCGAGGAGTTCCCCGACAACATCCCGATCGGGGCGGTCTATCTTACGGCGACGAAAGTCCCGGACGACGTCAAGATCGGCGAGGCCTTCAAGTCGACGCTCGACGGCTACGTCTTCTGCGGGGAACATTTTCACTTCACCGGAACGTCTCCCGAAGAGGCTCAACTTCGGAAGGAGGCGGAAAAGTGAAGTGCGCGACGAAATACTGCCGAGGGATCACGACCAAGGGAGGCAAGAGTCCCTATTGCGGCAAGTGCCGGTCGAAGAAGTGGAAAGCGAAGAATCCTCTCCGCTACTACTACAACGCTCTCAAGCAACGAGCGAAGCAACGAGGTAAGGAGTTCAAGCTCACCTTTGAGGAGTATCGCAAGCTCGCGATCGAGAGCGGTTATCACGAGAGGCGCGGTCGAGGGGCTCTATGCTTGAGTCTCGACCGGATCGACAACGACAAAGGCTATGAGATCGGGAACCTCCGGGCGATCACGGTCTCAGAGAATTCGATGAAGGGACAGCGGCAAGAGTGGATGTTTAGAGAGAAGGGATTGATCTAGTATGGCAAAGCTACGGAAAACCAAAGAGGAACGAGTGAGGCTCTACCTTGACAAATGCGATCAAGCAATCGCAGGGGCGCGCGGACACGACACGACCTATTCGGTCGCTTGCTCCATCGTGAACGGCTTCGACCTCTGCGAGGAGGAGGCGATCGCTCACCTCCTTTACTACAACACGCGATGCGATCCGCCTTGGAGCGAGCGCGAGCTTCGACACAAAGTCCGGGAGGCTCTCAAGGCGACGCACGACAAGCCGCGCGGACATTTCCTCAAGGATCGCTCGCCGAGCCCGAAGGCCTACCGGCACGTCAAGGCGCCGGAAAGGCCGCCAGAAGCCAACCTCGAAGCGATGCGGCTATCTGGGGGGGAGGTCAAGCTCCCGGAGGCGATGAAGAATCCGACGGCCGAGTTCTTGAAGGCGGCCTTCTTCGAGGACGAGACGATCTGCGTCGAGCCGGCGATCTACACGTCGCGCGAGCTCCAGAACCGGCTCAACGGCGACGCCTCCTTCGAGGAGAGCTTCGTCGCGGAGTGCATCCGGGACAAGCAATGGCCGCCAGCGAGGCCGCGAGGGAAGGGGATCTTCAAGACGCGGGAGGAGTGGATCAAGCTCTTCGAGAAAGATCCGGACGCGGCGGCCGAGGCCGGGCTTCCCGGAGTCTTCGTCGTCGTGAATCCGTTCCCCGGAGGATCGAAGAAGCGGACCGACGACTCGATCGAGCAATTCCGACACGTCCTCCTCGAATTCGACTCGATCTCCAAGGAGGCTCAATGGAGCGTGATCAAGGAGAGCAACGTCCCTTGCTCGGTCGTCCTCGATAGCGGGGGAAAAAGCGTTCACGCTTGGGTTCGAGTCGACGCGGCGACGCGCGAGGAATACGACGAGCGCGCGAAGCAACTCTTCGACCTCTTCGCGACCTACAAGCCCGACGTCAAATGCGGCAATCCATCGAGACTCTCGCGACTCCCCGGAGCTCGCCGGGGCGACAAGGATCAGACGCTTCTCGCGACCGACATCGGCGACGAGCGGGGCTTCCGCGAGTGGGCGAATGAGAAGATCTCCGGCGACGACGGAATGATCGAGCACAGCATCGACGCGCTCCTCGACTACGTCCCGAGCCTCGACAAGAACAACCTCGTCGGCCGGAACTGGCTCAAGCGAGAGGGCTCGCTTCTCCTGATCGGAGCCTCGGGGATCGGGAAGTCCTCGCTCGTCATGCAGATGGCGATCTCGTGGGCTCTGGGGCGGCCGCTCTTCGGCCTTCAGCCAGTTCAGCCGCTCAAGGTGATGCTCGTCCAAGCCGAAAACGACGAAGGCGATCTCGCGGAGCAGTTTCAAGGCGTCCTTCACGGCCTCGACATCGATCGCTACTTCGACGAGGACGAGATGAAGCTCATCCGGAAGAACCTCGTCACGTTCACAAACCGGACGCACGTCGGGAAGGAGTTTGTCGACGCGATTGAGCGGAGGGTGAAGGAGGTCCGCGCGGACATCGTGATCGTCGATCCGCTCCTCTCCTTCATCGGCGACGACATCTCGAAGCAAGAAGTTTGCTCTCGATTCCTGCGGCAATGGCTCAATCCGGTCTCGGCCGGCAAGTCGGAGCACGATCACAAGTTTGCTTGGGTTCTCTGCCATCACACCAACAAGCCGAAGGGGCGGGAAAATGGCTACACGGGAACGATCAGCGAGCGCGCTTATTCCGGAGCCGGATCGGCCGAGCTCACAAACTGGGCGAGGGCTGTTCTCTACGTCGAGGAGACACCGACAAACGAGGACGCCGATCGGATCTTCACGCTCTACGCTCCGAAGCGCGCGTCGAGATCCGGACTTGAGTCAGTGGAAGGCCGCGACACCGATCAGATCTGGATCGAGCACAACAAGGAGGGCAAGATCAATTGGAATCAGAGAGCGCAGCCCGACTCGGCCGAGCTTCCCCGGAAGAAGTCAAACGCGAAGATCAAGGTCTCATTGAAGCCTCGCGGCCGCGCGAAGGCCGAGGTCTCGTCGGATTGGATCGAGTCGAAGATCGGCGACTTCAAGGGCTCCCGGACGGCCCTCTCGAAGCGGCTCGCCGAGGCTTGGGATCAGGAGGGCGACGCTCCCTCCTCGAAGACCTTCGAGCGGCGGCTCAAGGAGTCCTTCGCGCAAGATCCGGAGACGCTGGATTGGAGGTCGAAATGATGCCCGAAACCTTGAGCATAGAACCGAGACAAAAATCGTTTTGTCTTTTTGTCTCACTCTTCTTTTTGTCTCAAAACGCCCTCCCCGAGGGGCGAGACAAAAACCTCCCCCTTCTCCCCCCTTTAGGGGGAGGAGAGAAGGGGGTAGGTATTTATGTCTCATCCCATCGGAGGACAGTCGGGCAATCCCTAACCCTTTTCAATTTTGTCTCGCCAAGGGCTTGGGCATTAACACGGGCGGCTTTTCTACATGAGCATGAACGCGACAATCGTCGGCCTGAAAGGGACCGTCGGCTTCTTGACGGACATCCCGAAACAAACCCGCTTCGCGACGGCGAAGACGCTCACGCAATCGGCTTGGGCCGCGCAGAAGTTCACGGTCGACAAGCTCCTTCCGGAGAAGTTCACGATCCGGTCGAAATCTCCGGGAAGGCCTTGGTCGAAGTTCGGCAAGTTCCGCTTCAAGGTGAAGCAGGCGACGAAGGAGAAGCTCCGCGCGGAAGTCGAGTCAATCGCTCCTTGGATCGAGGATCACGAGCGGGGCGGATCTCGGAGCGGACCGAAAGCGATCGGAGGCGTCGCGATCCCCTTCACGGCGAGGCCTTCCCCGAATGCGGTTATCCCGAGGCCGCTCAAGGCGATCAAGGCTTCACGCAAGAGAGGGGCGTATATCGGCCCGAGCCCTACCGGCAAAAGCGAAGCCCTATACATCCCGCACGTCGGAGGAGACGGCGCCTATCGTTTGCTCTACCTGATCCAGAAGTCGGTCAGGATCAAGAAGACGCTCGGCTTCGAGACGAAGGCGCCGAAGATCGCCGCGAAGGAATTCGAGAAGCGATTCGACAAGAACTTCCAAGCGGCCATGAAGGATTCAGCAAAGCGACACTTCAAGCCGATCTAGGGCTCTGGTCTTGTGATCGCTGCGGTCAAGGTCCGGAGGCTTGTCACTGCGAAGGAGGGGAGGAGATATGAGCGACAGAGATCACACGGTTGAGGATACGCTTCTCGCATCCGAGGACTTTGACTACGACAAGATCGACGGGATTCCCTCTCTCATGGAGGGCTTGCCCTCAACGGTTGAGTTCCAGATGGCAGGAGTCGCGCTTCACGACATTCTCGAATGGGCTCTTCGGTCAAGCGGGGGGCGGGGGGCGGTCGAGTGGGTACCGCTCAAGATTCAAGCGGCAATATGGGTTGTCTGTCCTTCCCTCTTCGGAGGATGCACACAATCGGAGCTCGCCGAGAGGTTGGGATTCACGAGACAAGCATTCTCGCGACACATCCGATCGTTCAGGGATGAATTCAAGTTTCGGAATCACCTCATGCGATCGGACGAGACGAGGGAGAACAACGCGGCGGCGGCGAGGCGACAGCACGAGGGGAGGGTGGCATGATGAGGTGGTCAATTCTGACCAATCGACAGTCAGTGTCTCATATGTGGACACAGTGTCTAGTTCGAAGGCTACCACAGCGAAAGGCGTCGGCAGGTTACGCGCGGG